CAGCTTTCTTGACAAAAGGAATAAGGAACGACTGTTGAAAGTTAATTAGTGTACGCTTATGGCGTTTAATAATAGCGCCAAGAGACATACTAATGCCAGCGGCAGTACTCTCGCCATTAACTTGACCTGCAATTCCTGCTGAGTCCACTGCTCCTGTTGCTTGCTGTACCATCTGCTGCAATGCTCCGGCCTGAGCAAAAGTGATTTGATTAACTTGGCCAAAGTTGAACGGTTGAAGTACTTCACGGGGGTCTCCGTTGGTTAGGATCATCTTACCGGGACGTACTTCTGGTTTAGCACCACGGGGTAGACGTGTGGCGTCAATAGCCATCATTGGGTGGATTGTAAGACTTAGTGCGTCAATACGCGCGCGTAACTCTGTGTCAAGTGCTTTTTGACTGTTATAACCTTTCTCACAAACTCCACGACCCCAGAAACGTCCGGGAACAACGTCCCAAGGAAACGCTACAACAGGACGGTCTCCCATCATGTAAGGGTTAGCTTCAGCTTTAAGAAGTATACCGCCATTAGCAACCACTACAACGGCCTCTACGTAACGTGAGCCTGAGTCTTCCTCTGATACCTCTTCTTCGTCATCGTCGCTTAGAGCGGAATCTAGAAGCTCTCGTGGCACTAGACCGTAGTACTTAGTTAAACGTACTTTGTCATCGTTGTAGATTGTTATGTCTTGGTCAGGTTCCAAGTCAGTATCAGGAGCGGCAGGACCAACATATACGTCACGGTATACTCCTTGTTCTTGCAAAAGTTCTACTTGATGTAAACTTACAAACTCGTCAATAGCAACACCCATAGCGTCATCTACAGATGTAGCTACAGGATCAATCAAAAAGTTCTGAGGTAGTACAGGCTTAAGTTTAACTACGACACGATCAGTAATGTTAACACCAACAGCTTGTAAGTCTCCACCCATAATGTCTTGAGTAGCTGGTGCCATTTCTTTCATTTCTTCAATGATTATTTCACCAACACCTGTACCAAAGACTGCTGCGTTAATAAGACATTCAGCAACAGACTTACGTACCATGCAGTTTTCAAAGTCTTCAGTCAGTTTGTTACGTAGAAACAATACATCTTCTTTTTGCGTATCGCCCATGTTATCGCTAATATCAAACCACTTACCACGTCCAAACGTAGCTTCTTCTAGTTCCGCTACATTTGACTCAACAGCTTGTTGAAGTGCAGGAGAAATAATACGGGAACGCTCAGACCGACGCTCGCTGTCAGAAGGATCCCAGATGCCACGCCACAGTCTATAATATTCTTCAAATCTTGCTTCATAATTACTTTCGTAGTAATCCCTCCAATCTTCGCACTTAGTTATAACCCAATCTTCAATTGTTTCTTCGACCATTAAGGGTTCATTTTCATAAAAATCTGTCATATTAGTATCCTGCTACCACGTCTAAAATTTCATGGTCTTCTATTTCGTAGTCGTAGTCATACGCTACATTAGCCAATTGATCAATATACGCTAAAGCGTCTATCAAGTCGTCGTGCGTTAAAGGATCTGGGAACTGAAACAGCTGATCTAAAAACCTACTATTCCATTCGCCCTTGTTTAATGTAATGTAACCGTTTTCAAAGCGTCCTTGTAATGCCCACATTACCCTGTCAGTCTTTTTCTTGTTGCCGTGTGTTAACTCTTCTACTCTAAAAAATGTACCATAACGTTTCATAAGGTCCGCCAGAGGAGACATTACAGCCTGTTTAGCAATACCTCTTTCGATTCCAACCGACACGGGACGGTAATCTCTAACGGCCTGAAATATCTTAGCTGCTGTTTCGTCAAGTGACCATCTACCGTATATGATATTGTCAACATACCAACCATGCTCACTGACCTTAACCACGGCGATGGCTGTGTCGTCAAGCTTAGAACTTTTTGTTTTCTTTTTGTTAACTTCTTCAAAGCCTGCCAAGTCAACAGCAATGTAATAATCTCCTATTTCAGGCTCGTCATTGCTAAAAGAGACCCAGTCTTCTTTAAACATTTCTGACCCACGAGCTTCAAACGACGCCATAAATTCTTGACGGAACGCATAGCTCGACATACTTCTCTTCGCAATATCAATTTCTGACGGGTCAAGTAAAGGATTATCGTAAGATGTAAAATGCCAAGCCTTGTACGTAGGGTCATCATCTAGCTCCGCATATTTGTAAAGTTCGTAAAAGTGGTTGCGACCCATAGGTGTTCCTATAAACATCGCACATCCTTTTTGATCCGCCAAAGCAGGTCTCAAGATTTGCTCGAACACCTCTGGCTTCATGTCAGCGTACTCGTCCATGACTAGAAACTTAAGACTGACACCTCGCATTGTCTCTGGTCTGTCTGCACCTTTGAGGCTAATGGTAGCACCGTTGACAAGCTTAATTTGCAGATTATTAATGTGACTACCACTAATGACAGGGTGGCCCAGCTCAAGCAAGGTTTGCCACATAATGTCTCTGGCTTGTCCCTGAGTAGGTGCGACGTAAAATACATGGCCTCTGTCCGCCTGTAGTGCGTTAACAATTAACATCCACGCAGCTAACCTAGACTTACCCGTACGTCGCCCAGCAGCTACTATTTTAAATCTTGTCTCATCTGCCCAAACATCTTGCTGCCAAGGCAGTAGTTCTATATTAAGATCCATTAAAGTTATTAAACACCGCTGGTGCTTCTAACAAATCAAATGTAACAACTACCTCTACGTTGCCTGCACTACCACTAGATGCCTTAATAATGTCTCCGGGCTGTAGAACAAACACGGCATTACCGTCAATCAGCAGGTTTTCTTTTGAGGATATGTTAGTGCCGTTGTAGATATACACATCTGCCGTGGGACTAGGCTTGTCTACAAACAACGTAACGTCATTGGTGGAGTTATGCAGGTTAGCAATAAACGCCATATTCCAGTGAGCCACGTAACCAGCAGGTATTTCTACAATTGTTTGCGTAGAAGTATCTGTTAGGTTTTTGTTTTTTGTGTATAACATCAGTAAGTCCACATAACAGGCGTTGTGCCACGCGTATCAACGTGTACAAAGTCAGAAGCAATCCCTATTCCTGTAAATCCTAAACGAATAGCATGCGTTACAATCTTAAGGCGAAACACGGCGTTTGTTATTTTTATGTCCGCCGCGATGCCCTGCGCGTGAGTGCCGGGTACGTCTTTCTCAGCCTCTATTGGATGCTCAGTAGGGTGTCGGTACCCACTGGTAATCTGGAAAGGAAAACCACACGCCTCACGCAACTCATCCATCTTCTCTAAAAAGTCTCGCTCCATGTTATTGGTGCCAGTGACTTGACAGTTAAACTCTGAAGGATCAAAATGCTTAAGATTCATCGACTACTTCGCCTTCTATAATGTCGCTAGACGTAGCAACTGTTGTAGGTTCACTTACATCTACTGTACCAACACCACTAATGTTAATCTGAATGGCGTTACGTCCACCATCCTTAACAATATCCTTCTCAAACGCTGCAACGGGCAGTATCCTGTCCATAACAAGCTTCCATGCTGCTGCTTGATTCTTATGATCATGGTCAAGAGCTGCATCAAAGATAGTGTCTAATACCTTTCGGGACTTTGGAGACGCTAACATACGTGCTTTGTATTCGTTAATGACGGCAGCGTCACCCTTCGGGCGACCAACAGCGTTGCGATTACCTTTTTTTACTGTTGTAACGTCACTTTTACGCGGTCTTCCACGCTTTCGGCGAGGAGGATTATCAACATCTGACATACATACCTCTTATAAGACTCTTTAAAGTCTCGTTACCGTGCTTATATGACATACATTTAATAATTATCATATAAAATTTATCTTACTCAGCGCGGTAAAGAATCTTTAAAGACATAATATACTATTTATTGTACCATACTTTTAGGGATTTGTCAAGCATTATTTTTAACAAGACTACACTGTCCTTTAAACTGTACCAGCACGGTCCAGATTCTGAACCGATCATGTTATTGATTTATATATTGTTTCTTGTTAGATAACTAGGGGTTATTTTAGGGTCTAATTTGACTCTTTTTTGTGTCTAGGTGGCTACATATATAATTAACACAGTCACAGGCCCGCCCCCGCCCCCCG